GCGCGGCAGTTCGGGCAGCGCCCGACGCCATAGTATCGGCTCTCGGCTTCGGGCTTTTTCGGCATCTGCTTTTCCAGCGCCGCCTTTGCTGCCTCGATCGCCCTGCACCGCCTGTCCCAATCGGTCGGCATGTACCCGCTGACCTTGCAGCGGTTCAGCTCGATGATCGCTTCTTTTATGGTCATGTTATTCGGCATAGGTTTCTTTACGCTTCCTTTCTTTCTCTCTTGCACGCCGCTTCATTGTTGAAATGGCGGAAACAAATGCAATCGTGGTTGTGATGTCTCCATAGTTTTCAACATCTCGAAATGTGATATCTTTTCTGTTCGCAGGATTTTTCTTATTCTGAGCCCAGCTTTTCATCTTCACGCTCCTTCCATGCGGTTTTTACACGCCTGATAGCGTCGTATGGACTATTTGCATATACAAGACTGATAATATATCGCTTGCTGTTATAAACAGAATAGAGCCGTTTTTCGTGATAAAACACTCTCCATTCTCCGTCAATAACCGTACCTGAGCATAAGACTGAGTGTCTGTGAAAATCACATACTCTATGAGCCGCTTTGTCGACATTTATACTGTTATCCATTCCCTTCACGCTCCTTCAACGCCTGCTCGGCTTCTTCTTTTGTGAGAAATTTTCGGTTATATCCGTCAACAGCTTTTTCTTTGTATTCAAATATCTGAATTAAAGAAACAAATCTTTTTTCTGTAATGCGATATTGTCTATCACATACACCATCAACATCGCAATATTCACAATCCACTGTATCTGTTCGCTGTGGTTCGGTGTAATATCCTCGTTCAGTGCAATACTGCTCAATTTCAAAATAAGAATCTCCAACTTTACACGGCAGCTCTACAAATCGGGAGCGGTCTTTGAATTGTGGACAAGGAAAATTATGTCCTTTCAAATCCATATACACCGATAAGCAAGCTTCATAGTGAATACAATCCCTACACGTCATTTTTCGAGCCTCCTAAAACATTTTTCTGCCGCAAACAGGGCAATAGTACATCTCAAAATTCGCGCTCAACTCCTCCGTTTCGTCACGATCGGCGTTATCGGCAAACGAAAAAACGGAAAAGAATCGCTGATAAGGGTAAAACTCGATTTGCAGTTGGTGCGTTCCAGCACCGCTCTCGGAAATGATTTGCTCTGTTTCGCAAAACTCACAGGGCTTTTTCTTTCTGCCTGACATTTTCAGCCCTCCTGTTCCATTTCTTGATAACCGTATCAACAGCACACAGCTCAATGCTTATAATCTGCCTAACCCGAGCTCCACATTCCTTGCACACGATTGCGGCGTATCTTGGGTCTTTGCCAATTCTCGCCTCATTCCCGCAAAACGGGCACGGCTTTAATTTCTCAGGCATTGTTTCACACTCCTTATAGGCATTCTAAAAGTTCTGGATTATCTGCTTCTTTAGCGTAATCGCGTAGTTGTTTTTTACCACTCACCAGTGCGTCAAAAGCTTCAGCCGCTAATATCATGTCCTTAAAATCAAAACCCAAACGAAAAGTATGCCCTAATTTTGGGAAAAGCCAATCATTATGGCGTTGTCGATATGATTTTGCAATAGGGTAAGCACCGATATGCGTGCATGGCAACCAACAATTGCAATCTTCGCTCCAATCTTCAATTCTAATTTTCGTACCGTCAGGCATAATGCCTTTTTGCACAATCCTCATCACTCGCTCACCTCCGCTTCGATGATTGTTGGGATTGTCATAAGTTGATGCTTCATCAACGGATATGCAGTTTCTGCAACCTCCGCGTCAATCAGCCTGCCGTGCGGCGTGGGGATTTCTACAAGTGGACATCCTTCTGGTCTGTAATCTGGTGGTGTACCGCACCACCTGTAATACGGTGATAAAGGGCAGTGCGCTTCAAGTCCTTCATCATCGAATTGAATCAAATCGCAGCTGTCGCAACTTTTAGGCATCTCCATGCCCTTAACGATCACGCTCATTCTTTCCGCCTCCCCTTGGTGGTTGATAGTTTGGATTTGGGTTTTTATCCTTGGTTTGCCTGTCCGCTTCATTGTCACGAGAAACGTTCAGGATCGCCATTGTTACAACGCCGAGCACGCCGCCGATAAACAGACCGATAATGAATCCGATCATGTCACATGTTCCCCCTCTCTGACCGCCTTTCCGCGCTCCGTGTAGTCTCTGCCAAGCTCCGTAAAGCCCAGCTCGTCAACAATGCTCCTGTCTATTTGTTCCCAAAATACGACGTTGGTGTCTGCCGTCGCCAGCAGCGCACCGCACGCGTTATAGAAATCAGTCAGGCGCTTTTTACCGAAACCATAGTCACGGTGCAGGACGAAAAGAAAGAGTTTCAGGCACCTTTGCGCCATTTTGCGCTTTTCTTCGGCTTCAATCTTTCGCCACTCGCAGTATAATTCATCACACGCACGCTTTTTCTCATTCGCCGTGCGGAATGCAGATCGCCACGCTTTCACAGCTTTGCCTCCCCTAAACTCAGATACTTCTCAATCACGTCACGCGCCTCGTTGGCGCTGTAGCATACGCGTGTTGCATAGCCGTAGTAACTCAGAATTGTCAGCCATTGCCGCTGATTCTGCGTCGGCTTGTTCTTGCCGACCTTCATTTCGATGTAAAGCCCGTGATAGACGCCCCTCGGAACAGGCAGGCTAAGATCCGGAACGCCCGGCTTGACGCCTTGGCGCTTAAGGTGAGCCGCCTCGGCTCTGTCGCGTCTCCCTCCGTTTGGAATGGCGTGAAGCAGCTGCAATTCGGGGTGGACGCCCGACACAACGCACGAGTTCGCCCAGACCATCAAATCACACTGTTCCTCCGCTTCTGTTCTCAGCATGTGCCTCGGCGGCACGGTGCTTGCTTTCGTATTTTTCAACTTACTTCTCCTTTCTGCGGTTCGGGTAATCGCATAACTGAAAACTTCCCGACCATGTAACGTATGGGCAAAGCCTGCAACACCACATGCAGACGATCAAGCCACTTGCCGAATAGGGGCATTTTCTGACGGCGTGCTTGTCAAAAATCCTGCCGCAGTGGTTGCACCTCACCTCAATGATTTTTTCATCCATCGGCGTTTTCTCCGTCCATCCAGTCAAGCGTGTCGATTTTGTCCAGCTCGTTGATATCATACGACGGTTTGCACTCAGCCGCATTTGCCGCTGTCGCAGGCTTCACCCAACCGCTCGCCGCACGGTTAATCCATCTCTCGACAAACTTTCGCGTCTGACCGATGGAACGCCGCCCTTTCGGGTTTTTCTCCAGCCATGTGGACGCGCTGACAAGCTCTTTTCGGACATTCAAATCAGGGTGTGAATTTTCATAATGAAATATTTCCGCGTCGGTTATCATCAAGGTTTGACCGTCTTCAAGCATCATCGGAATTCCGCTGACGGCGTGCTTTTGTTTTCTTTTATTTTCTTTTATTTTCTTTTCTTTTATTTGTTTTCTGTTGCTTGCATTTTCCTCTTTAATGTCGGCATTTATTGAGATTATGTGAACATTATCGTGCAGTTGACTAGTATTAACCAAGAGATACTCCTTTACCGCCTTGACACCCTTTCGGCGTCTGACCGCTTCAAAGTAGATTTCCTGAATCTCTTTTGACGTCAGAATGCCGTATTTGTCAAAAAGCGCTTTGTCGAGAATACCTCTGCGCAACATGCTATTCAATATTTCGGACACAGCAGGGACACCCACACTCAACCACGGTCGGTTGATGAACATCAGTGCTACATCGTTGTTCCATTCGCAAAAATAGCCGTGACCACGTATGTAGATTTCTTCGAAAATCGTCCACATCACAGAGTCCCCTTTTTCTTTGAACTCTGCGCCGATCAGCTCCATCGGACGCGACCGCTCCATGTGAGGAAAATAGTCGAGCGTTTCTTTCAGGTTCGCCATCTTTCCTCCTGCTTGCCGCTGTCAGGGTGCCGCGATCACCCCGGCGATGCAAGCTTATTTAGTTGTAAATATGAAATTGTATAATAACCAGATGGAAACATCTCGCGGAAGGTTATTGACTTTTACTAACCATTGCGATATACTGAAACTGTGTTATTTACCATTGACCGCTTCGGAGTTGCAGCTTCGGGCGGTCTTTCTCTTTCTGTACGCCTGCTTTCGCTTTTCACGGCAGGCAAGGCAATTGTTATAATAATATCCGTCCGGCAGCGGCTTTCCGCAATCAACGCATTCATGGTTGAGCTGACGGCGATAATACCGTTTTGAATTAGAATCACCGGTCATGATACTATGATACTTTGCATGTTTTTGGCAGTAAATCCGCCCGGCTTGCGTCCGTTCGTCCGACTCGCCGCACCGAACACAACAGTGCGCCGCTTTTCGGGCACGGTATTTTTCTCTATTGCTTTTGCTCATATGTCACTGCACCGAAAATACAGCACCCTCTCAACCTCGCGCTGGCAGTCCTCCATGCCGATATACGGGATGTCTGCGGCTTTTTCTCGCCGCTCCGCTTCACGCTCGAGGGCGTCGAGGGCGCGGTCAATGTCGGCGCCGAGCGTCCAATACAGCCGCTTGATGAACCGCCACAGCTTGTGCCGGAATGTCGGCTGCATTCTGCCGTTGACGATCTCGCCGCTGTTGAGTCTGAGCTGATAACGGTTCCCGTTGCCGCGGACTACAGGTTTGCCCCGGCGCTCAGTGATAATGATTCTCTGATTGCGCATGTGAATACCTCCAAGATTTCCGCTGTTTCGCGCGGAAGCTCCGATAACTCCCTGACCTCTGCGGCGATCTGTGCGACGTCCGCCCACAAGTCGACGAAGAAGAAGTCAAACGAGTAGGAGCGTCCGCCGCTCGTCGGCTGCACCCGTCCGCGCGTATATACGGCCGAGGTGACGCTCCAATTTTTCAGCACAAGTATCTCCTGCCCCTCATAGGGCAGTTTTTTGTTTGGGTTGTGCCAGCTTATTGTGGTTGTCATTGGTTATTTGCCTCCGGTTCTGTCCATGTTTTCAATGCCGCTCAAAATCAGCTCCTTTGCCGTCATGCGGCACCGTTGCGCCATGTTGAATATGTCGTTCAGGTTCAGCTCTCCGTGCTTGTGTTCGAGCCGTCTGTTACCCGTTGCGTAGGAAGGAAACGAGTCGTTTTTAACCCTCGGAATAGATATACCCTTTGATTTGATATACCCGAGCATGCCGTTGACAAACGCATCCTTCTGCTTTTCTTTCTCTTTTATTGTCATTTCGTGCACCCCATTTGCGTTTGAAGCGGGCGCCGCGCCGCCCATATCAAAACACATATAATAAAGAGAGGAAGATGATTATGAACCTATGCGAATATAGTCACCCTGCGCGGAGGGTATGAATCTGTTTTCATAGCGCGTCGAATCAAAGCAGTGCTGCGCCCTTGCAAATCCTTAGCATATCGCATCTACGCTTTTCCGTTGCAAATCAAGTCGTAGCATATCCTTTGCGTATGGCTGCTTTTCTGTTCCGTTGCTTATCACTGCTGTGCCTTGCCATCGTGAGTCAATGCATGGCTGCACTATGCCGTTGCGCCGCCTAGCACCCCTATGCCTTGCCTTAGCCTTGCTTCACTTCTCTTCACTTCACTTCGCCGTTGCTAGTCGGTGATTTCTTCCCACTTGAAACGGCCTTTGCCGCTGTTTCGCCACTGACCAAGGCCGCGACGGACGCCGAAATTCAGCCATTCGCGCACCGCGTCCATCAGGTCGGTTTTTTTGGACTCGTAGCAAACGACGGTAAATTCGATAAACGATCCCGCCGGGACGGTTTCGCTGTGTGCCAGGGCGACGACCTCATAACCGCCGCCGTTTCCGCGTAAAGGCCGCTGACACTCGCCCAGCCTGCCGTAGTTCTGAAACGGTACTTTCCGCTCGTCCACGAAGATCAGACCGTCGATCTCCTTCTTGAAGGCGGTGATTTTTGACGAAACCGAGCCCGTGACCTTGCGCAAAGCGCCGCAGGTGTCCTTGAAAAAGCCCTTGATCTGATAATCCCAGACAAACGGCGTGCCGTCCTCGAGCTGCGGAAATATGGTCATGGTGCGCTCAGTATATTCTCCCGTGCCGATTACCTCGATCTCTTCCTCCCGGCTCGGTGCGTCGGGCGCCTTGGAAGCGATGTAGTCGTCGTGGATAGTCGGGTTGTTAGACGATGTGCCCAGCACCTCCTCAAAAAAGGTGAGTCTGACGCGCATGGTATGCGCTTTGAGTCCTGTGGTTGTTTCTGTTGTCTTTTTCATGTGTGGAAAACTCCTTTTTTATAATTTTTCGCGTGCATTGCACACGATGATTTGCTTTGCCGCTGCATTGCACTACCTTGCTTATCCTTGCCGCTGCTTCGCTATACCGAGCCATGCCGCTGATTCACTGGTCTGTGCTATGCGCTGCCATGCAGTTCCTTTGCGTTGCTAGGCGTCGCTGTGCCACGCAATGCCGTTGCGGTGCTGTTCAGTCCTATTCGTTTCCGTTGCCAAGCAACACGGTGCCTTACTGTGCTATGTCTTTGCCATACTATGCTGTACTGTGCACTGCCTTTGCTAAACTGTTGCAATACAATACAATGCTAAGCCATCGCTTACAAGGCAATTCTATGCCCTCGCCTATTTTCGCAGCTGACCGATGACCAGGGCGACCAGGAACAGGCAGAACAGGATCAGAATTGACCATATAACTACCTCGGTGTCAGTGAAAATGATTTTGTTCATTGTGTGCCCCTCAATGATCGCCGCTGTAGGTCATCGGCGTGCCGTCGGCGTTGAGTAATAGTGTAAATACACAGCCGTAATCTCTGTAAAAATCTGATACTACATACATCACCTTTGTTTTGGAATGATATACGATTCTCCAACCGCCGCCGCTTTCTACCTGTACAAACGTCGGAGGTGTTACGTCGCTTGCGGATACCTCCGTGCACGCCGCCATGGTCGCCGCTGTGAGGGTGACCATGACAGCGGCAATGATTGCTTTTAGCTTTGTCATGCCGCGCCCATCGCCTCCTCACTCAGGCTTGCACGCCAGTCGCAGTACTCTTGCTCTAAGCCGCTGTCGATGATGAAGTCATACAGCGCATCAAACTGCGCTTTTGCTCTCAGCTTGTCCTCGTCGGTGCGGTACTCATGATGGCTCCACCGCACATAGCGCCTGAACAGGCGGTAGGTGCGCTGGAATAGTTGGGTTTTAATCTTTTTCATGGTGTGCCCTCCTACGCTATGATTGTTCCGCATTCCTGTACACGATGAAATTTGTTTGCCAAACCAATCAGTTTTGATAATTCGTTTTTGACTTCATCGCTTGTGTTTTTACTATTAATCCCTGATTTTACTGCATGATAAACAATCTGGATGATTTGTTTATCATCAAACTCAGCGTTCAAACTCCCACACCAGAGCGGCAAACATGAAAAGTCAAGGTTGGCTCCGCTCAGGTTGGCTCCGCTCAGGTCGGCTCTTCTCAGGTTGGCTCCGCTCAGGTCGGCTTCGCTCAGGTTGGCTCCGCTCAGGTCGGCTTCGATCAGGTTGGCTCTGCTCAGGTTGGCTTCGATCAGGTTGGCTCCGCTCAGGTTGGCTCCGCTCAGGTTGGCTTCGATCAGGTTGGCTCCGCTCAGGTTGGCTTCGCTCAGGTTGGCTCCGCTCAGGTTGGCTCGTTCGCCTCCTTCTTCGTCGTCAATCCACATTTTGTGTTTCCTTAAAATTTCGCTAATCTCATTCCGAGTCATATTGCCCTCCTACGCTGTTTTCTGCTGTTCGCGTTCGGCTATAGTGTCGGCGATGCCCTGCACATAGCCGTTAACATATTCCTGCTTTTCTTTTGGCAACTTGGAAAGAAGTACGCTTATTTCCGTAGCCTTATTTTTCGTTTGCTCAAAAGTTGATACCTGCACACAATTCACCTCACTTTCGGTTTACCTCCATCAACATAATAACATATAAGTTGTTGCTTGTCAACAACTTTCCAAAAAATTTATTAAATTATTTTTTTGCCTGTTGTTGACAAACAACTTCTACTTTGATATAATATATACATCGACTAAAGGAGGTGATTGTATGGCGACTCCAAATGACAGAGTAAGAATTCTTAGACAGAGTCTTGGAATGACACAAACCGAATTCGGAGAAAAATTAGGTGTAAGTAAGGGTGTTGTTGTAAATCTCGAATTATCAAGAGTTGAAGTCAAGGACTTGATGATTAATCTGATTTGCCGGACTTTTAAAGTTAATACTCTTTGGCTTGAAAAAGGCGAAGGCGAAATGTTGACAGATATTTCCGATATTCTTATCAACGAAATTGCTGACGAGTTTAATCTGTCCCCGATAGTAAAAAAGACGGTAGCCAATTATTTGAAACTACCGTCAGAGGAACAAGAAAAAGTCATTGAGTTGTTACATAAAATCTTAGAAGAATAAAAAGGGCGGTTATTCGCCGCCCTTTATGTACATGTGATGTACAAATTCATATATGATTTTCAGAACCTTTTGATTTTGAATTCTATCAAGTAATTCCTCTATCATTTTTCTATAATCTGTCATTTGCAAAACCTCCGCGTGAAAAACTCATACTTTAATTATAGAACATTTTATCGAAAAATCAATATTTATTTCGAACATTTTCGAACAACTTCAAAATTTATCGAGCATTGTCCCATAAATGGGACTCAAAATACATTTTTAAAGGAGCATGAACCATGAAAACCGCAAAAACACTGTTAATTCTCGGACTGGTTGCCGCAACCGTCGCCTTTTCCGGCTGCTCAACCAAAAGCAAAACGGCTGACGCAGAAAAGAGCGAAAAACCCGCTCCGTCGGTCGTCAGCACGGTAGAACAAACCACCCAGCAGGAACTGAATCTGCTTGTCTTTGACGGAAACGGTATCAAATTGACCTATACCGGCTATGAGGGCGGCGCAATCCCGAAATTTAACTTCCTGATCGAAAACAACTCGGACAAGACCTATAACGTGATGTCGGAGGATGAATCCATCAACGACTGCATGATCACGATGGGTCTGATCGAGAAAGTTGCGCCCGGCAAAAAGTCGGCTGTCAGCATGTCCTTCTTCAAGAGCGAGCTGGAGAAAAACAAGATTGAAAATATTGAAAAGTTGGAGTTTAAGCTGCACTTTTCAAACGCAGATGATTTCATGGAGACATTCGACAGTGATGTCATAACGATCAATAACCCGTAAGGCAGGCACGACATCATGAAAATGCTTGAAACAAAATGCCCGAACTGCGGCGCAAATATGAATTATGATCCCGAGAAGAAAACAGCGAAATGTGAGTTTTGCGGCGCTTCGCTTCTCGTCGATGATGAAACGCATAATTTGCGCCTGAATAACGGGGAGGAATTCGGGTACCAATTCGAAAAGGGCAGACAACGTGCGCAGGCTGAGTCGCAACCGAGCAGAAGTTATGCCGCTGTCGGGAACAGCACGCCGCAGGTTCCCGCCAAACCAAAGCGTAAAACATGGTTGTGGGTTCTCGGGTGGATTTTTATTTTCCCGGTACCGCTGACAATCATTTTGATAAATAAGCCGAATATCGACAAGAAATTGAGATACGGGCTGATAATAGGCGCATGGGTGGTTTATGCTGCACTTGCCGTCGCCGGCATGGTAAGCAACAGCGGCAAGCCTAAGACCGTTAAAACAAGCCCCTATCAGACGCAGGAAACCACCAAAGCGCCGAAACAAACGCAACCGACGACCGCCGTTTCGACAACTGCAGAGCCGACTACCGAGAAGCCGACCCAGCGCGAGACAAAAGCTGCCACGCCGATCGTGTTCACAGAATACACCGACTCGGTTGTTGCCGGTTCAAACGCCTTTGTCACCATTCAGGGCGCACCGAACACGGAATATGACATTTCGGTCCATTATTCCAGCGGCGCATCAGATGCCGCAGGATTGGAGAATAAGACGTCCGACGCCAACGGCTTTGTAACGTGGGAGTGGGAAGTGGGTCCCAACACGACGAAGGGTGAACACACCATTACCGTGAGCGGCGGCGGTTCGAAAGAAAGCGTTGTATTTTCCGTTATCTAACCATTTGGCGCACGTCGGCAAAAAGCTATCATTTGCGTAAAGTCAAGAAAATAAAAAAAACCGCCCTTTCCTGCTGGAACAGGAAAGAGCGGAACCATCATGGGGCACACGATGATTTTTTGAGTTTCCACACTCTAATTATCATTGTAACACAATCCCCCGAAAAATACAAGGGGATTGTGCGCCCTTTTTTCAAAAAAAGGAGCGATTTCAATGGCTAACCCAAAAGCAACAAAATTACCGTCGGGCAAATGGCGCGCCCGCGCCTTTGACTCGATCGACGACCAAGGCAAACGGCACTATGTATCATTCACCGCAGACACGAAAACAGAGGCGCAATTAGCCGCCAGAATGCACGTTCCCACGGGAAGAAGGGTAAATATCCCCTATCCCGAATTGACGCTCAGCGAGGCGTATAGACGATATATCGACAGCCACAGAAACGAGTGGTCACCCTCGACTGTTAGGGAGTACACGAACGCCAGCAAGCGAGAGTTGCCGAGCCTGATGCCGATGAAGCTCAAAGACATCACGCCCGAGCTGGTGCAGACGGCGATCAACGAGGCGGCGGCGGGTCATTCGCCGAAAACCGTCCGAGATACGCACGGCAGGCTGCATAAGGTCTTGAAGATGTATGCGCCAAATATCAAGTTGAGCACGGACTTTCCGAAAAAGAAGAAGCCCGAGATCTATGTTCCGACCACCGACGAAGTACTAAAAGCGTTGGAGCACGCGACGCCTGCTTTGCGCGTCCCGATCCTGCTGGCAAGCAACGGCAGCCTGAGACGTTCGGAGATCTGCGCGCTGACTCCCGAGGATTTCACCGACTTCGGCGTACACATCAAAAAGGCGATGGTCAAGAATGACAAAAATGAGTGGGTGATCAAACAGCCGAAAACTGCGGCGGGTTATCGCTTTTGCCCGTTGCCGCCCGACGTCATTCGGGAGGCAAAAGAATATAGATACATCTATAATCCCGATCAGATTGAAAACCGCTGGCAGCGTCTCAAAGGCAAGATCGGCGTTGACTTCCGTTTCCACGCGTTCCGGCACTACTGGGCAAGTCTGATGCACGCGCAGGGACTGCCAGACCATTACATCATGGCAACGGGCGGCTGGTCGTCCATACAGATTTTGCACAATGTCTACGCGCACGCCATGCGTGACAAGGTGCCGGAGTTCAATAATCAGATTGTCGAGATAATAACAAAAGAATTTTTCAGCCGTGCAAAATAATTTTCACAGGCGCAAAATTAAAGGTTTTTGCCACGTTTGTGCCACGGCGGGTGCGGAGTGGCTTAGATAAGCCAAAACATGGTTAAAAGTGAAAAGTTCAAGTCTTGTCATCCCGACCAAACAAATAAAGCCACTGTTTTCACGGAAAGAGCTACTTTTCCCATAAACAGTGGCTTTTTTCTGCTTTTTAGTGGCTCAATGCCGCTATCAGTTTTCACCCATGAAAAATAATTTGCACCAATAAAACGAAAACCCGTGCCACGTGGCAAAAATAAAACTTATACTATTTCACAGGTGAAAAATAATTTTCACACATGCAAACAACCCCGAGGCACACAGCCCCGGGGCGTTTTTCGTATAAAGTTATTCGTTATAGTATAAAAAGGGCAAATCCCCATTGCACGCAGGAGTGCCTTGATGTCTGTTAAAATATGCTCCTTGTGTATTTAGGGGACAAATATCAATGCATCGGAATCACCCTGACTTTCCGCCAAAAAACTTTATTACTGGCACATTTAAAATAATTTTTAACATATTCAAAAACATGTGTTATTAATTAAAATAACAGCCCGCTTTTTTTACTTATTCACAAAAACACCGCATTTTTGTGAATTACCCAAACAACTTACCGAACGTCTGCCTGCCTGCAATGCCGTCGGCGCTGAGGGCGTTTTTGTACTGGTACTCCCTGACCGCCGCCTCGGTGCCGCTGCCGAAGATGCCGTCAAAGCCGCCCGAGCCGTAGCCGTTGCAGAGGAGCGCGCCCTGCAAAATCTTTGTCAGGTTGCCTTCGTCGCCGCGCGAGAGGTCAACGATCGCGGCGGCTGTTTTGGGTCCGTAGACGCCGTCCACCTCCAAGCCTGCGCCGAATTGCTTGTTCAGCTCCGTCTGGAGCGCCTTGACCAGCGCAAGCTCCGTCTTGCCGCCGTAGATTTTGTCAACGTCAAGCCCCGCCTTGTAGGTGTCGTTGAGCCACTTCTGCACGGTGCCGACGTCCGGTCCCGTCGGCGTGACCTGTCCGTCGTAGTCGGGGCGGCCTACGCCCGAAATCTGGCTTGCATAGCGCGTGCGGCGCATGACGGCGCCGTTGCCGCCGCCCGTGTTGCCCTCGATGGTCGTGTAGCTGCCGTCAGCGTTCACTTTTTCGATAATGCCGACGTGGTCGAGCGAGTACGCACCCGGGACGGAGGTCGACTTGTCGCTGCTCCAGTGGAAGAACACGACGTCGCCCGCCTTGAAGCCGCTCTTGTAGAATCTGCCGCGGTTGTTGAACGCCGCGCCCAGCTCGCCGCAGCCTGCCGTCTTGACGTAGAGCAGCTTGTCGGCACCCGCCTTGTGGAACACCCACCAGACGAAAACCGCGCACCAGTCAGCCCACGACGCGCTCACGACGTAGCCGTAAAAATCTGTATTGTACTTGCACTTTTTGTAGTTGGTCGCCTGCGTGCCGATTTCGGCGCGGGCGATGTCGAGAATAGTATTTGCTGTGATTGCCATAGTCAGCCCTCCTTCTTGTCATCTGTATGTTGCTTTCCGTTTGCCGTGTCCTCGACCCTGTTTTTCAGGCTCTTGATGATGTTGACGAGGAACTGCGGCAGCGGCACGTTCATTTCGCCGAGATTTTCGAGAATCGAAATCAGCTCGTTGATGATCAGCCAGATCGTGATGATCATGCCGAAACAATAATTGATTTGCAGATTGATTCCGATACTCACGAGCGCCGACACGATCAGGTAATCGACGGTCATGCCGACCGCGACGAGGGCGAGGTAGCCCGCCTTTTTGACGATGCCGAGCACGCCGACGCGGCTGTTGAGCTTCTTGGTGTAGGCGGCGCTCGCCATGCCCGTGACGTAATCCACGAGCATGACCGCCACGAGCACGCAAAGCGGAATGAGCAAAACATTGAAATATGCCGCCAGCGCACCGAGGGCGCCGGCAAACAGGATTTGTAAAAAGTCTTTCATGCTGATTTTCCTTTCTTATTCGGTCGCCGCCATGTACGCAATATCATACACCGACGTTTCCTGAATGACGTCGCCTGCGCTGACGGAGGTGGGATTGGCGCTGTTAGTCGCCTGATAATATCCGTAATACAGCTTGTTTTGCTGCCGCTGCGCATTGGTCACGTCGTTGATGTACAGAGCGGAAATTGTCGGGCTGTCCGTTTTTGCCTTGATGTTCATGGTGGCGTTGTTCCCGAAGTAGAAATACGAAATATCGTTGCTGCGGGTCGTGAGATGCGGAAAACCGCCGCTCGACATGTCCTCGATCGCAACGCCTCCCTGACGGATGCCGTATGGGAATTGGTCGCGGCGCGCACAGCACATGCACAGCAGCACCACATCAAGGCGGAGATTCTGCAAAAACTTCAAGGACTGCTGCACCTCCACCTTGCCGTTTTCAAACGTCCAGTGCTTTTGGTGCTGTGCGATATTGTCGCCGGGCGTGTCGCACCTGTCCACCAGCGAAATATCAAAGGCGTCGATTCTGTTGAAGGGTCTGAGTTTCCCGTCCGCTGCCGCGCTAAAGTCCGAGATTTGCTTGCCGTCCGCGAACAGCTTGAACGTGACCGTGTTTTCGTCGCCGTGGTTGTTGCCGCCGCAGTAATCCGCCGCACCGTTTTCACGCATGGCAAGCTCGTACTCGCCGCCGTCGATCAGCTCCACAACATCGGAAATCGTGCCGTCGGAGGCTATCTTGCAGGCGGTGGTGTGACCGAGTTGCCAAGTGTCGCTGTTCGACGCGGCAGAGGGAACGTTGTGCAGCTCATAGCAAACATAATAATCGCCGCTTTTGAAATAGACATACACATATTTCGCACCGCCCGATGCCGCACAGCGGTAAAACTGATTCTGTATGGAATTGATTTGCGCCGCCACATACCCCGTCACGGTTCCTGACTGACCCGCAAACGTGATTGCCGTATCTCCGTTGCTTGCCCACACCGTGTTGACGCCGTTATGCAGCGGAATATCCTCCTGCACGACGCCGCCCGACAGCGTCACGTTGTGGGATTGCCCGCTATAGGCTTCAAAATCGCCCGCAGACGAGCCGTAAACAAGCATGGGCTTGAGCGTCAGCCCCGTCCAGTCGATGTCCATCGGAATGCGGATCCTCATCTCGACAATGTCATAGGTGTACGTTGCCGTAAGCGTCGCGTTTGTTGCGGATAGATTAAGCTGCATGTTGGCGGAGTTCTCGGAGTTGACCATAAACACCGTGAGCCTTGCGCTTGTCATGTTATTGAACATGGCGAGGGTCAGCTCTTTTCCCGCCGCGGGAATACTGAGATTTTGCAGCCGCAGCAGCACATCCGCTGACGGCGTGCCGCTGAATGTGATGGTGCCGTCCTGCGCCACCGTCCACGACAGGCTGCTCTGGGAGCCTGATGTGTATTTCGGGTAGATGTTTTTGCCGCACACCGTCAGAACCGACGATGACGCGCCCGAGGCGGCGACGGAGATTTTCCGGACGGTCTCGCCCTGATAGTTGAAGCTCAGAATTTCGCCGCTGATTTCCGTGTTGGTGGCTTCGATGCCTGCCAGAGTGGCTTGCAGGGCGGAAACGTCAGCAGCGGCGTCGGCGATCTCCGCCTCGGCAGCGTTGACGCGGGTGTTCAGGGCAATAATCTGCGCTCCGATGGTGGTGCCGCCCGGTTCGATGTGCGTGTTCTCGTTGATGACCGCCGCGCCGACGTAAAGGAAAAGCGTTGCCGCTGTCAGAACAGCGCCGCTCTCACTCACCTTGACGTCGATTTTCATATTTCCCGCCAGCGTCAGCATTTCCTCGGTCAGCGTCATCACGATATACTGGTTTGCCGTGTCTACCGTCAGCGCTTCGCCCTGAGCGACGATGACATTGCGCACCACCGCGTCGGCGGTAGCGCTCATGCCGGAGGTAAGCGTGATGGGCTGGCCATTTTCGGTCAGAATAATGTGAAATTCCCGCGAGTCCTTGTCGCCTTGCCGCACATCGTATTGACGGAGGTCGCGCGTTTTGTTTACGTCCAGAT